GCTCAAGAATGTTCAATCTGTTACCTGTAAGCCATTCCCAATCCTGCATGGCCCGTGCGTTTACGATTCCCTGCGGGCCTTGCTCCGCCCTCATTTCCAGCCACCAGTGCCAGAGGTATAACGCTTCCTTGCGTAGTGGCTCGCGGCCTGAGAGTAATTCATGGGGCTGTCTTGTCTTGCCTTCCAAGCTAATCAAGTGCTGGCGAAGGCTTGCTCCATCTTCCTGCTTTTCTGCTAGTATCCGCTCCGACTTAGCCCATCTGATGAGATCGACGGTCAGAGCTGAATAAAATTTTCCAGCGCATTGCTTTTCTGCATTACTTGGTCGGCAATCATCTGATTGGACTCACACAGACGCCGCGCATTCTCTTTACTGAATTCTTCCTTGATGCCTTTCCAGCCCACTATTCGGATAGCTGCCAATCGCTTACCCAAAGCCACGGCATTGAACTCATACGCCCCGCCTGTGGCCTCTGTAGCCTGCTTTCTAGCCCTTTCCTCTGCCATGATAGCGGCAGTCTCAATGGCTACCGTTTCGGCCTCAGAGCCTAGCACCTGAAGGAATACGCCAGAGCCTTTGCCGTTGTTGAACTTGTACTCGAATTCAAAGGGATTGTTTCCAGCTTTTACCGCGTCCAAACCTTCTAAAGAAATCATGTTGTTCCTCATTCGCCGTGGGTGTTGCTCTTACCCCGCCTTCTCTCACGGCTAATGAGAGTCGGCGGGGCAGTGTGCTAGGGTTCAGTTATCAGGCTGCACTGTCCTGGTAGCTGATAATCGTTTGCTCAGATGAAACTCCGGTGCCGCCTGTGGCATTGTATTCAGCGGTGAACGGATATGTGCGGATAATCGCTTTTTCGCCATCGTCTGCGGAGTCGTTTGTCAGCTTCACCTTGGGAATGGTGAAGGCCACGAAGTCGCTTGTCGCAGTGTTGTCAGCAAACAGTACCACGCTGATAGACACAGCAGTCTCAGCAGCGTACAGATCGCGGATTGTGGTCGAGTCAAACTGAGCGGTGAACGTACCTGAGACTCGCACACGGCCCGTGGTAACGTCCTGCCCGAAGTCTGAGCCAATCACCGCGCCTGCATTCTCTGCGCCATTGGTGATGGTGAAGTTGATTCCGGTGGCGACAGTCTGCCGTGTGCCGTTAATCAGGATCACGCCGTTTGTGGCGTTCATGATTCCGGTAGTTGTAGCAGCGGGAGAAGTCAGCACCTGAGACGTGGCAGTAGCTCGGGACAGCCCCACAGCATTGATCGCAATCGTGGCGTTACCCGTAGCAGGCAAGCTCACATCCACTTGACCGATGCGGCAATCAACAAAAGTTTCTGACTTGGTAATATCCGAGTAGTATTCCTCAAAGGTGTAGTAGTCCTTTGTATGGCTAGATGTCGGCGTGTATGACTTCTTGCCGAATACAGTCAAAGTCGTGGTTGTGGACGATCCAGCAGTGACAGCAGCAGCGTCAATGGCAATGAAGGTGATTGTCAGAGCCACAACAGCGGTAATCAGGTAGTTGCGAGAGTTGTTCGCAGACACCGATCCACCAGAAGCCCGGATCATGTCGCCAATCTTGAAGCCGTCAGTCAGGAAAGAACCCGATCCACGCGCAACGGTCCAAGCGCCAGCAGTGCCGCCATAAGTCAGAGTCAAGGCTGTGGAGTTGACGCCGGTCGTCATGTCTTTCTCAAGAATGGACGCAATCAGGTCTGAGTATGTATCCGCAGACAGCTCGCCATTCACAGCACCAACTACACGGTGAAGGCCGATAGATACGCCCGTGCTCATGTGGTGCTTCTGAATCTCGTTCGATTCAAATGTATCCACGGGGGCAGAGAACTGACTCGTTACCCGTCGAAGCTCGCTACCGCCTGAACCGCTTGCAGCGGTACCGAGCGCGGTTTGCTTTTTAAATGCCACGGTTTTCAAAATTCCGCTTGCAATAGCCATTGTTTATACCTCAATATAAGTGGGCAAAAAACCGGATTCTAACCGGCAAGACGTAACGCGAACCTTCATTCCTTCCCGGCAGAATCTCCGGCGTTCGTTCAATTGTAGCAGAAACGCCGCCGCTAGAAAATGTCTCACCCCTAGCAAACGTGGTGCGGATTAGCTCGGCCCTAGTGTATGCAGCAGCGGGGCCGGTTTCCTGCGGGTAATTCAGGTCTACTTGCATGAATCCCTGTTCTGTATAGCCAGAGCCATAGGATGTATTGTCAGGTGCAGCAAACAGAATAGCGACTCTCTGATATGCGGCAGTCGTCGGAGTAAACGCGGCATTCTCCCACGCAGTAGCAAGCGCCGGACTCATTCCGTTCAATCCTGATTCAAGCGCAGCCCTCACAAGTACGGAACTCACCCTATCACCTCGCGCACTATTTGCGGGAACTCTATTTCAGTCAGACTAACCACGCCTTGCGGAGCCTGATTCGACCACCCATTTTCTAGCCTTTCCGCATACGGCAGATTGTTGGTTATCCAATGCACTCCAGACACTTTCGACAAGGCAATCCCCGATTGTATTGTGTCCAGAGTGACTCGCCCTGAAAGGTCTATGCGGTCGATCGTGCCATTCTCAGGCGTAGAGTATCGGTACTGCCAATTACCCCTGAATCGCCCGCCAACGTAACCAGGCGGGGGCGGAGACTGCCAATAGCTTGCATCGCCTACGGGTGAACGCTGAATGACTCTATTCGTAATCTCAAGCATGATCCCGCGAATGATTGCCCCCGTTTTCTCGGGCGCCTCCTTGTGGCAGAACTTGCTCAGATCAGCAGTGAAGCTCATGAAGCCCTCGCGTGTATTTCATACATGACCACCGTTCCCGCCGGGTTCAATTCTTTGATTGATACCACCGAGTATTCAGTAGAGCCGACAACATAGCTGTCCGTCATCTCTACCGCTCCTGATCCGTCAAGGAGTAGTTTCTTGTCGCCTTGAATGACTAGATTGCCATTGGCGTACATTTCACCCTTGCCGGAGTAATCAAGCAAAACGCCTGTGCGGGAGCTGGATGTATCCGTTACAACTGAAGCCCCTGTAGCGGGATCATACGTCCCTGCCGTGGAGGCATTGCGCGTCACCGTCTGCCCGAATTGCTCAAGCAGTCTCAGCGCAGTTGCAGCGGCTTTCGCGTAGTCAAAGGTCATACACGGACGCCTTTGTTGCCAGTCATCACAAAGGGACGCACAAGCCCATCAATCACAGGGAAGCGCCTACGCTGTGCTGAATACTCGCTGTATTCCACTTCGAGAACATCTACCTTTTCACGCACTACAGACTGCCCTTGTTCCGCAAGCAATGCGCTTGTGAGCGAGTACAAGGCCGCTTCGCACGCTGCATTCTTCACGGCAGTTGGTATCTCATCATCTGGATAGTACGCAAGCCAGCCATAATACCCTGCGGATGATATGCCGTAATCCTCGCGCTCTACTTCTGCTCTCGGCCAATCCAGTGCCTGAGTGCCATTGATTCGCACGCCTTTCCACTTGCTTGTGTATAGCTGTCCTAAGTAGTCAGCAGCCTTTACAAGTGCGGCTTTCTTGTTACCGACAGTAAGCTGAGTCCATGAAGTGTTGCCCCTGCGCGAATGGTAAAGGTCGGCGTACTCAATGGATACATACGAAACGGCAGTCGATAGGCCTGTGCCGTCTTCCACTACAAGCCAATCATCAGGAACAGCAATCGTTGCGGAGCTTGTCGCAGACGTAGAGCCGGTGTTATTAGTCGCAGTGACTACGCACTGAAGTTGGTGACTGGTATCTTCCGAGACAATGACATATGTAGACGCCGTTGCCCCCGAGATATTGGCAGTTGAATCGTTAATTCGTTGCCATTGGTAGGCATAGGAGGTGACGCCGTGATTCCATGTGCCAGATGAGCAAGTAAGTGTCTCGCCCACTTCCACGGTGCCGGTAATTGCAGGTAGAACGGTATTTTCTGGTGCTGGCATGATCCACCTCGGCTAAAAAGATAAACAAAGGGGCAGAAAAACTGCCCCCGTGTTTGTTGCTTGCGATTAGCCCAACAGCAGAGCAGTGTGCGCGGGCTTGATTACTTCATAGCCCCATGCCAGTGACACTTCGTAGACTACCTTGCGGTAACCGGGGTATACAGCTACCTCAAACGCCAAGCCTGAGCGCGGATCAACAATGGTTGTAACGTCAATTGCCATGTCGCCAGCGGATGGGCGCTCTGGCAGGCGAGTCGCCAGCACGATTGCAGAGCGGTTAGAGGCCATGTTACGCGCAGATGTAGCCACAACAGTGATGGCTCGTGTAGCGGCAGTCTGTGCAACGCGAAGGCCTGGAGCCGCAATTGTGATAACGTCACCAGATGCAGGGTTTGCGCCCGCAAATGCCACAGAGGTTACAACGTACTTGTTGGTATCGTTTGCCAGAGTGATAACGTCACCAGCAGCCACAACGCCAGTACCAGCAGTCGCCAAAGGCAGTGCAGTCTGTCCG